AAGAGTCTGTCTGTACTGGCACTAGAAGCCCGTCCGCAGCCTGCAGGGCGTTATATAGCAATTCTCCGACGGTCGCCGGGGTATCTATGAAAACATAGTCATAATAGCCCCGCACGGGCTCCAGGGCGCGCAATAGGCGCCTAGCTGATGCCTTCCCGCTTGTGATGGTTGCCAGGTCATAGCAGGCCGGCACAACGTCCAGCCCCTGCCCGTTCCCTGCCGCAACTATGTTTTGTTCTGCCGGCTCCCCTGTTAGAAGGTTGTACGCGTTCGCCGGGCCGCCTGCCCTGGTTGCCAGCGCTGACGATAAATTGCCTTGCGGGTCTAGATCTACCGCCAGGACGCGCCGCCCGCAGTAGGCCGCAGCTTGTGCCAGGACTGCCGCCGTCGTGGTTTTTCCCGTCCCGCCTTTCTGCGTCGCAATTGTCAATACCTTCATATTGCGCCCCCCTTATCCGTTTATTCCTCTAGGAAGGCCGCAGCCACTTCTAGAAAGTCTATTCGGCCTATTGCACGGCCTAGAAGGTCAGAATAAAGGCTTGCTGGCAAGTCCGGCGCATTTTCTTCTATTGCTTCCTGCATCCGTTCCGCCAGGATCCCACGGGCCGCCAGCTTGTCGCCGGCTTCCTCTTTCGCCGCCCTGGCTTCCTGTGTCCATGCTTTGTAGGTGCCTTCCTCGCTTGTCATCCAAATATAGGCCGCCCAGGTTTCGTAATTCGTCCAACCATTATATTTTTCTTCGTTCATGCTCATTGTGTGCCCCTTTCTTTTCTATCGGCTGTTAATAGGTGCCGCGCTAGCCCTGCAGCATTAGTCTAAAATCGCGCAAATGCTTTTCAACTTCCTTCACGCTTTTTCCGCTTTCATATTCTTCTATTGCCGCAATCATCAATTCCTTACATTGTTCTAGTGTCAGTAGTTCGGCGTGATAAATTCGCCCTATTTGTTCGGCGATTCCCTGCCGGCGAAAATTGCCGCACTTCGTTACAAAGAAACTTTCCTCACCGCTTTTAGCTTCCGCGACTTGCAATATACACATTCCCGCATAGCTTTGATTCATAGCCCCGCGCATTGTGTCTAGTGTATAAAGCCCGGTTTCTTCTATGGTCTTTCTTGTTATGCTTTTAGGTCTGCCCCTTCTATTTTGAGTAGCGGCTTCCATAATATGCCCCCTTTCGCTTTGCCAGCGCGCCCAGGATCCCGGCCGGATCGTCCGCCAATAGAGGAAAAAGGCTGCTTTGCTCCCGGATCCGCCGGGCCTGCTGCCACTTTTCCTTCTATCGGCGCCCTGTTTGGGTCCTCGAAGATCCCGGGCCGCCTGCTGGCTGTTGCTATGCTTCCGGCTCTTCCGCAGGCTCTAGCTTCAGCAGCTGCCGCACTAGCCGCCGTTTCTCTTCGTCCGCTTCGTAATAGTAAGCATACAAGACGCGGGCTTCTGTCTCTGTGGCTCCGTACTTTTCCATGTACTCTTTAATCTTTGCTTCCTTCGTGTTGCTCATGGTCTTTTGTTCCTTTCCTGGTTGTTTTTATTCCCTGGCGCCAGCCGCAGCGGGTGCCCTGGTTGCTATGGTTCTTTTTTATGGTCGTCCGTGGGGCGTGCAATAGGTGCCGGATTCGTCGCACTATTCACGCAAATTATTTTTATATGATTCGTGTATGTTTCCGGCCGGCCGTTTGCTATTGTTTCACGTTTTGCATAAATTTATTGGTAGAAATCTTTCTCTTGTGTTTATTGTGTGTCATACACAAGAGATTTTCAAAAACACATGTTAATTGTCTGAAAAATCGTTGTTCAATCTATGCGCGAAACTTTTCTTTTGCGAATACATTGCTATTTTTGCCCCAAAATCGCAGAAACGGCCCGCAAAAAGTGTCATATTTCTATGATTTCGTGTTTTTGTCCAAAATTATGGTTGTTTCGGCGTTTAGATAAAATTCTCCTGCAGGAAGGCCGCCAGATCTTCTATGTTTTTGTACCGCTGGCGGACTGGTAGGGCCTGCGCGATAGCTTCCCAAATAAAAGCGGCGGCCACTGTTTCAAAGCATGGGAAGGATAGAAGCGCCGTCAATATGTCGTTGGCGTCCCGGATCTGCCAGCCCTGCGGCGTCATATCGTCTTCAAGTACAAAACCGCTCTTTGCTACATACATTATTCATTCTCCCTTCGGTTTTCAGCCAGATATTTGTATAATGCGGGCCAGGAATGACGGCTGGCGCCGTGTAGGTCTCTCCCCCCCCCGTTTTCCCGTGTCCTTTTTCTTGTTCTATTATACACTCTTTCGGAAACAATTACAACGCAAATATGTTTTGTGTGTGTTCTCTTGTGTATGTGGTGCCGGTTCCCTCTCCCTGCAGGGCGTGCCGGCGCTGTCGTCCGCTCTCTGACGTTCCCAGCGCCTTCTATAGCCCTTCCTGGTAGAATATGGATAGTTTCCCCGCCTGCAGTCTTTCCGCCCCGTTTCGCGGCTTGTACGCGCTCAAATGTTCCGCCGATCAATAGACTTTAGCTTCCCAGGGTGTTATAATAGCTTCGCGCGGTCGTTTCATCATGGCGGCCGCCCTTTCCTGGTGCCGTCCCTCTTCCTTTCGTGGGGCGGCCTTTTCTATGCCTGTTTTGCCTGTTATTTGTCTGTATTCGCCGGATATAGGCCCGGCCCCGGTATATTTCTACCCCCTGCAGGCTTCCGCCCGGTTTTCCTGGTTTACATGTGGAAATAATGCACGGCCTGCGCGGCGCTGGCGCACATGGTAGGCGCCGCACGGGGTCCCGGGGGTAATATGCCAGGGTCCGCCGGCCTTCCTCTTGCCGATAGAAAGAAGGGCTCTTGTGCTGCGCTCTGTCCCGGATCCGCGCCGGATCGCGCGCAAATGAGACGAAAAAGCGCCGGATCTGCAGCGCCTGCAGCTGGTTCCCTCATGGGGGCCTTCATGCCTATTTGGAATGGTTCCCCCGTCATTCCGGCCCGGATCCGTTCCGCCAGCGATTAAAAATTATCAATTTCTATTCTGATTTGGAATAGTGCCGCCCTTCCTGGCTCCCTGCGTGCTTTCCCCGGTGCTGTGTCGTTTCTCCGTGTATCCTTAGCAAGCTACGCATTTTGTGCTACAAAATACGCTTGTTAGGGAAGGCCCTAAAACCCTGCAGAGCGCCGGCGTTACTGTGTGTTTTTCGCCGTTCGGCTTATTCCTGGCGCCGGTGTTTCGCCGGTGTCCTGGCTCCGTGCTGGCGCCGGTGCTGCGTGGTTGCTCCGTGGCCTGTGGTCACATTGCCATATTATGGCATGAAAAAGCGCCGTGATAATTCCGGCGCTGTGTGGTTGCTGTGTGGTTTTAGATGCTCATGCCGGCCCGGATCCGCAGCAGATCGGATAAAAAACCCTCAAAAATCCCCGGGGGGAGAAACTACTGCAAGGGCCCAGGTATCGAAATTTCGGCACGCTTTTAAGATTTCTTCGCCCCTTCCCTTCGTCCTAGTGCGCTGCTTCTTCCTTCTATCGGCGCAGAATCTGCAGCGCAAATTATTCTTCCCGCCGCCCGGTGTGCTGCCCGGATCTGTTGGGCGTCGTCTCTGTCCAGGATCCCCGCAGCGGTCCGCAGTCCTTCCGCCTGCAGAGGAAAAAGGGATAGCCCGCAGCGGTCCCGGATCGTTCGCCCATAGAAGGAAATAGAGCTGCTCCGCGTGCCCTCTTCCGGGCTGGTTGGGTGCCGTGTGTTATTTTGTGCAATGCGGCGGACTGAATACCGCAGCCCCCCGGCCCGGGTCCCCTTCCCCCCGTTCCGGCTCTGTCTGCCTGCAGCTGGTCCCCTGCCTGCCCCTTGTCAAAATTGCTCTGTGTGTAAATAGGCGATGGCGCGCTGGTGTGTCGCCTGGCCCGGTGTGGGGCTCCCCTCCCCAGGGTGCCGCCCTGCCGGATCCGCAGCTATTGCGCCGGCTATACCCCCAGACTTTCAAGAATATCTTCTAATCGTTTTCCGTCCTGTTCCTGTCGGCCCTCGCAGATCTGTTTATAAGATTTCGCCGTCAGTCCCAAAGATTGCCAGTATAAAAGGGCCTGCGCGTTACAATCTAATATAGTTCCTAGTGCCGGGTTCCGTATCAATTTGATGCCGCCCCGGGTGTTAATATACTCGATCACGGCCCGCCCGCCGGTCCTCAGATACTCTTGATAGGCACTGTCGCGGGCTTCCATTAGCCCCGCCAGCGTGTCTATAATGCTTTCAAAGAATGGTTTATATGTGCCTGCTTCGATACATTGCCCCTTTATTTTCCGTTTCCAGCCGTCCTTTTTCATGCTGCCTTTCCCCCCTGGCAAAAAAATTTTCCCAAAATTGCCCCGTGTATATAAAAGCCTGCCCCCACCGTTCCCAGATTGGCCGCCCTTCCTGGCGCAATGGGGGCGGGGTATGATACGAAAAAAGGCGGGCCCGGTTCCCCAGGATCCGCCGATAGAAAGAATTATTGTTCTTCCTTCGATTCCGCCAGCGCTCGCAGCACATTTACAAGCGCCTGGCGCGTCTTGAATACCTCGATAGCCCGGCCGCGCAGCTGGTCGCAATAGGTCCGCAACTCCTGCTCGTTTGCTGCTATGTAATAACCCTGCGGCCTTCCGGTCGCCGCGCAGATCGGCGCCCCTGCCCGCCTTTCGCGCTCTATGGCTGCTGTTAGTTCCCTATAGGTTATTCCCAGCATATCCGCCAATTCCTGGCCCGGCTTCGCGTTCTCTCTTCCTGTGTCAAGAATCTCTGTTATCATCCTCAGATTGCGCCCCCTGCTGTTTCATTCGTTCGGCTCTGCGCGCCCAGTAACGCGCCTGCGCTGCCTTTACCTTGTCCTTGTTCGCCCGGTTCCACTCGCGCTTGTATGCTCTTCTTGCTTCCTTTGCCTGCTCTGTCATGTCGTCCCTCCTGCTCTCATGTTCCACGCGGCTACGGCTTGATAACATGCTTCGTTGTCCCATTCTTCCGCCGCTGGTTCCGTTTCGCTGTAAAATATTTTTCCCTGCGCCCCGCAGATCATACACCTAACAAAAACAAAATAGCTTCTTCGTTTATAGCTGTAGTTCTGCGTTAATGTCCCGTGCCCGGCGCAGTGCGGACACATTAAAATAGGTTCGTGCATGGTGTTTCTAGTTGTTCTCCGTCCTGTTTTCGCGCTGCTGGTTGGTTTGTTCCCTTGTGTTTATTATATCATAGAATATGGATTAGAACAACAAAAACACGTTTTCAAAGAGTTTTCCACATAGAAAAAAGGGGCTGCAGCTGTTACCCTGTCGCCCCTGGTTCCGCTTATATTGGTTTCTTCTTTGATGCCTGGCGCCGGGCTTTTTCAAGCGCTTTTTCCGGCACTCCAATAAACCCCGCTTCCGTCAGTTCATCCGCCAGGACTTCCGCTTCTTTCTTCGCCTTCTTTGACTGCGCCTTCTTGAATGGTTTTAAGTTCGCCCCTTCCGGCGTCCCGTGTTCGTCATAGAAGATATTATTCGCCGCGTTATAGTATAGTTTCATGCTGTGCCCCGTTCGGCCGGTCTGTCTGTCCTTTAGGACGCGTATTATCATGCGCCTGTATTCTTCCGCTTCAATCTCTCCCTTTTCGTCCGGGTCGTTCTTTACAATCCCCTGGTCAATATCCCAGTAGTTCAATGATAACTGGTAGTCCGCAGTATATTCTATATTGCTACTGTCCCGGCCGCTGCTCATGGTTAGCCGCCCGGATTCGTTGCTTTGTCTGTTCGTTGCCGTGATACATATTACGAATGTATTGTATTTGATTGCATACTGTTTCAAACCCACAAGAATTTTTTTGATGAGGTCGGCGGCTTCTAGTTTTTCCTTCCCTGGTATGATTAGGTGCAAGTAGTCAACAATTACCGCCGGCGCGTCTGTCCCTGTCCGTTCCGCCTCCTGCCCGGCCTTTTCCAGGTAGTCAAGAATATTGTCTATCGTCGGCGTTATATCTTCCGCGCCCTTGTACCTGATAAAGGGGTATGATTTCACCCGGTACTCTTCTAATTCGGCCCGCATGGTCTGCCGGTCGCGTTCGCTCCAGCTGTACCCCTGCAGCACATCTTTCATGCTCTTTTTGCCGCCGGCGTTCTTCCTGGCTCTGTGGTAAGAAAGGGCTTTTGCTAACATTTGCTCTTTTGACATCTCAAAATTGAGGTATAAAACATGCTTCCCGTGCCGCGCCATTTCTTCCGCCAGCTGCTGGCAAAGTGTTGTTTTGCCGGTGCCAGGTGCCGCCAATAGAAGAAAAACAGACTGCGCCACAACGCCCCCAGAAAGAAGCCGATCGAAGAAGCGCAGCCCGGTTTCCTGCGGCTTGTAAGCTTCCGTCTGTATCTTGTCGAAGAATTCGTCTAATTCGTCGCGGGGCCTTTCGTCTGCGGTCTGCTTTATGATTTCCTTCGCCTTTCGGATCCGTTCGGCAAATACTCCCGGGTCTGCCTGCAATTCATCATTCGCGTCGTGGTATTCGCTGCGCATTACCTTGTATTTGATTCCCAGGGCCATACACGCGCGCCGGATCTCTTCCGCAGCTTTCCGCCCGGGGTCGTCGTTGTCCGTGGCAATTACAAGCGTACACTCCGGCCGGATCTCTTGAAGGCGTGCCGCTAATATCTTTGCATTGCTGGCACTGTTCAAAGCAAGCGCAGCCCCGCCCGCCTGTAGAAAAGAAAGGGCGTCAAAAATCCCTTCTACGATAAACACCGCTTCCCCGCGCCCTGCCTGCAGCGCTCCCGCGTTCCATAGCGCCGGCGTGCTTCCTTTGGGGTTCGGTGCTTTGAAGGCCGCCGGCGTTTCCGTGTCTATGCTCCGGGCCACGTAATAAGATGACGTGCAAGGGAATATGATGCGCGGCGCCGGGTGCGGCTTGTGTTCGTCGCCCATTGCCCCGGGTACGTTCGCCGGATCCGCCGCAGGATCAAAGCCCGCCCCCACGCGTTCCGCTATTGCCGGATCTATCCCACGCCCTGCAAGGTATGCCAGCGCCGCCGGATCCTTTAGGCGTGCCGCACATTGGTCATAATATGCGCTATAGTCCGCTGTGGGGCCGTCTGCGCCCCTTCCCGGGCCTTTTGTGCTTTCGGCGGGTATTTTATCGGCTTTCGCCGTTTCGTCGCTCTGTGGGGCCGCTGGCGCGTCCTGCGGCGTTCCGGGCCGTGCATATTCGCGCGCCGGTGCATTTCCGCCGGTAGAAAAGAAGGCCCCCAGCATTTCCGCGCCCTTTGCCAGTGCGGCGTTATAATCGCAGCTTTCCGCCTGCATAATAGCCGCCAGGACGTCGAAGCGGGCCCCGCACTTGTGACAATATGCCGTGTTGGTGTCCTTGTAAATCTTTATAGCGCCTGTTCCCCCTGCGCCGGATCCGCTCCCGCAGGCCGGGCAAATGTGGCCCCCGTGCCGGGCCTTCTTGAAAAAGCGTGCAATATCAATGCCGGCGTTGATTCTCTCTTTCATGTCGTCCCGGGCCTGCCGTGCTTCTTCAAAGCGTTCTTCCGGGGTCCGTAGTTCGTCTAGATAAATTTCCTGCAATTTTCATTCCTTCCCGCCCGGATCCGTGCTATACTATAGCCGCCGGGCCGCTTGCGTGTCTGCCTGGTTGGTTTGTTCGGCCGTCCTCGTTGCCCCGGGGGCGGCTGTTTTCTGTCCGCTGGTAGGTTCCCGCCGGTAGAAAAAAAGGTTGCGGGCCTGCCGAATCCGTGCGTGTGTGGGTGCTGGTTTTCAAATTCGACAGTGCTGTCGTTTTTGAACGCCGAATCCGTGCGTGTGTGGGTGCTGGATCACGTCCGCCAGTAGAAAAGAAACTCTTCTATGCCGGTATGACAATATACCCCAGCTGCAACTCCTGCAGCGCTTCGTCAGTGATATAACCGCTGTCCCAGGGCTGCCGCCGGTCGTCTCCGATAATTTGATATCTAACGACGTTCCGCCCGGTGCCCTGGTCCATTAGCTGTTCTACGCGTTCCGCAGCTGCTTCTAGTTCCTCTAAACATTCGCCCAAAATAGTTAGTGTTCTGTAGTCGTTCATGGGGTCCACACGTCCTTTCTTCTATCGGCGTTTCCGCCTGGCGTTTTCCGGGTTCCTGCGTCCCATGATATCCGCTTTTCGTCTGCAGTCAATGGGGGCGGGTTTTCCTTCAAGGAAAAAACCGCCCTTTGTTTAGAATTCTTTAGAATTCTTTAGGAAAAAATACCCCTCGAAAACCCGCATAAAACCTAGCACTTTGAAGGGGGCCGCGTGCAAAAAGTCACCCCCTGCGTGCAAAAAGTCACCCCCTGCGTGCAAAAAGTCACCCCCCTGTCTGCACAAAAAGTCACCCATAAAAAAGCGCCCCCAGCGTGCAAAAAGTCACCTTCCGCCGGGCCGGTTATTTTAGCGTGATAACAAATTTCACGGGGTCTTTATCCGCCTTCGTCGCCCCTTCTTTTCTAACGGCTTTTATGTAGTTTCCGGCTTCGTCTGATGCGTAAAAATTCAATAATTCTTCCGCCGGGTCTAGTATATTTCGCTTTTGCCAGGAAGGCCGGGCGCTGGCGTGTCCTGTCCTTTCAAGTAGTGTAGTAAAAAGAATAGTTAGCTTCCGTTTCTCTTTTATCTTCCCGGCGCGTTCCTTTGTGTAGTGCTTTTCTTGTTGCTCTTCTATCTTTGCCAGATCCGCTTTTGCCCGCACAATTCGATATAAAAGATAGTCTTCAATCTGATATTTTCTTTCTGTGTTGCTTCCGGGGCTCTGTAGGACTTTCAACGGAATCTTTGTTAATTGATTCCGGCGCTTTGCAAATTCCATTAGGGGCGGGTATCGTAGAATATGAAAATAGGTTTCTGCTTGTCCGTTTTTTACTTCGTCGGCACTTTCCCAGGGAAGTAATAACCCGTTGTAATTTGTCCAGTAATAATTATAGACTTCTGCTTCCTTTTCGTTGTCAATGACAATTATTGTTCGTCGCATTTTGTCCATGTGCTTTTTGATTTTTTCCCGTTGGCTTTTGGGCGGGGCGCCCTTTCCGCCTAAAGCGTGCCAAATTGTCCTTAACGAAAAAACTGTCCTTCCTTCGTCCATAGCCGCAGAAATAGCCCCCATTATTCTAATATCTGTGTGGTCGATTCGGCGCGCAATAGCAGACACGTTTTCGCCTTCGCCGGCTTCAAAAAGGACCGAAAGAAACAATGTCGCCCCGTCGTCGTGTCCGCTTTTGTTCATGTCAAATGTTTCAACGAAAGTTAGTTGTCCGTCTGCCGGCTGGTCAAAAATAGTGGGAAGTAACAAATTTACTCTGTCAACGGGAAAATTTGTCGTTGTTGGTCTATACGGCTTTTTGATGTTGCGCCGCCTGGCTTCCCTGGCTGCTTCTAGTGCCTTATTAAATAGCGATTCTTCTTCCGGCGTCTTATAATCGAAAAGGTCATCAAGAGTCTTTCCGCCGTATTCCGGTTTCTGCAGCTCCTCTTCGATATATGGCTCTAGTTCTTCTAGTTCCTTTGTAAAGACTGCCAATTTTTCAAGTAATACTTGAAATACTTCTTTTACTGTGTCCGGCAGGTTTAGCGGCTTTATATGAGATAGCCCGCCAATCTTTGTTTCTTGTTTCTCCAATAGCCGTATCATTTCGCTAGTGGTTTTATATACGGCTGCCCCTTTCGCTTCTATCACTTTTTCGGCCGCTTTTGTTAATTCCGCCGCATTATTAAACGCCTTTTCCGCGTCTTCCGCCTTCCGCTGGATCTCTTCGGCCCCCTCTTCTTCTACTGGCGCCAGGTCGTCGCGGGCCGGATCCGTGCCAGGGGCCCCAGGATCGCCGGGCCGGTTCTTCTTGTCCTCGCTCATTCATCTACCCCGTCAAGGCTATTCCGAAAAGCTATAGCCTTCTTGTAAATATCCGCGTGCGCGTCCATGTGTTCCCGCAGCGCGCGAACGATAAACATTGATAGCGTTTCGCCGCTCACGCGTGACATTGTATAAATGTATTCGCTCACATCCGGCGTTACGGCTATGTTCAAGCGCTTCATTCTAACGCCCTTCCGGCCGGTTGTGTTCATGTTCATCTGTAACGCCCTGGCTTCTTCGTCCGTATAGGTCTTTCTTTCCTTCCGGGCCTTTTCTTCCGCCGTGGCCGCTGTTATGGTGTCGTATACTCTGCCCGTTTCAATTTGCGAAAAGTCTTTCTTTGCCATTATTCCGCCTCCTGCAGTGCTGTTTCTATCTTGTTAAAGAGTTCCATATAATCCGCCGCCGCTGTTGCTCTGCGCGCGTACTTGTATAATGATTTCCGAAAAAGTGCCGCTTCTTGTACGGCTACGGCCTGCCGGATCACGCCCAGGAACGGCAGCCCCATTTCTTCTACCTGCTTTTCGATGATTTCCCGCACTTGCCGCGCGTGCTTTGTCCGGCCGTCATAGCACGTCATTACAATGCCAATAGAAGAAAGTGCCGGGTTCGTCTGCTGGATCGTCGCCGCGACGTCTGTTATTTGGTATATGCTTTGGATGTTGTAAGAGTCTGTCTGTACTGGCACTAGAAGCCCGTCCGCAGCCTGCAGGGCGTTATATAGCAATTCTCCGACGGTCGCCGGGGTATCTATGAAAACATAGTCATAATAGCCCCGCACGGGCTCCAGGGC